GCATTCAGAAGTCACGCCATGTCGGTGGTCGCCACTACTTGGTGGAGCACGAGACGTGCCCTACGTGCAATGGCACAGGCAAGGCCGCCGCGAACAAGGGGAGGTGAGGTGCGCTTCCACGAACTGCTAAGCGACATGGCCGAGACAGGCGCAATCATCGTCTGGCGCTACTACGACGCACCGACAGAGTGGCAAGAACTGTCGGAGCATGGCGGCGATGAGGACTGGCTTGCTGTTGTACCGGCACGCATGGCTGACGATTACATCGGATGGCTTGGTGAGGGCGGGCCGTTCGGCTGTTGCTCGGTGTCGCGGCACGAACTAGCAGACGGTCGCTTGGTATTCATCGGCGCTCACGCATGACACCCACCGCGCGCACACTCAAGCACTACAGAGACCAGGGATTCGCCGTCGCAGTCTGCGAACGCTGGAACGCGTACGCCCGAATCAGACAAGACCTCTTCGGCTTCATCGACGCGATCGCGATCCACCCCATCGAAGGCACCATCGCGCTCCAATGCTGTGCCGCCGCATCACATGCAAACCGTCGCACGAAACTACTCGCAGAACCGAACGTGGATACCTGGCTGCGCGCCGGTAACCGCGTGCAAGTCGTCTCCTGGCGCAAGGCAGGCGAACGAGGCAAGGTCAAGCGGTGGACGGTGAGGGTGGAGGAGTTGTCGTTGCAGGACGTGACCGCGAGGGATGCATGAGCAAGGTCGATCAGTGGGTAGACAAGCGGCCAGGCGAACTAACACACAAAAAGCACGGGGTCAGCGCGTGGGTGCTTTCGTGTGGGGCTCTAAGACTCAGCGGAGATTGGGGAAGCACGCAAATCAGCGCCGAAGCGGTGCCTACACTGATTGCGTGGCTGATAGAGAACTACGTCTCCGGTGGCGTGCTGCTGCTGCCACCGTGTCGGTGCAAGCGCCGCTGGTGGCGTCGATGACCCGCAAGCTAGACGCCCTGTTCGCAGAGCGCGTGCTGGGGTGCAATGTGGAGTGGGTGGAAGTCTGGCCGCGATGTGAATGCGGGCACCGAGAGCACAGCAACGACGCCGATAGCAACATGGACGGCGATCTGTGGCACTACACGGAAAGCCTCGACGCGGCATGGCAGGGCGTGGAGCGGACGAACGCGGAAACTCTCACCCTTGATCGAATGGCCGACGAATGGGACTGCGAGTTGTACGGCCCCTGTACGTACGAACGCGGCGAACCCATGAGCGAATGGGCAACGAGCGGCCGCGCCCCCACCCCCGCCCTCGCCATCGTGCTCGCGTGCCTGAGGGCGGTGGGAGTCGCAGAGCAGGAAATCGAGGAGGCGAGGAAGTGAGCGAGCGAGAACTTGTGCCACGTCCAGCACTGCCAGCGGAATGCCCGGCGTGTGGTGGGCCCCCAGGAGAAACCAAGGCGCGATGGTTCAGCCTTGTGACGCCACCGTGGGCTGTGTGGACCGCGAACTGCCCAACCTGTGGCTATCGCTACGGCTGGCCCGCCTACCGCCATGAGCCCACCAGGCGTTGGTGGCGATTCGACAAGGCCAGCAAGCCGTGAAGTGCCCACGCTGCGGCGAGCCGTGACCGAACGGGACCTGGCCCGACTCCTGGTCAACGCCATGGACGGGCAAGAACTGTCCGCGGTGCGGCTCGCCGATAAAGCCGGCATCTCCGAAAGCACGGTCCTGAACTGGAGCCACGGCCGCCGCCTGTCCAGCGTAGCGGCCTACATGCGCCTACTGGAAGCCTGCGGCCTATACGTCACCGTGCGCCTCCAGGGCCCCGCCAAGGCACGAACGGAGGACGGGGCAGGGTCGGGGTAGGCACCGCTTCCTATCGCGCCTCCTGGGGCGTCCTGGCGCAATATGTTGCGGTGGCAGTGTTGACTATGCGCCACAATGGCGTGACTCTCATTCCCGGGCTGTACCACCGCGGCGACTTCAAGCACGGAGCGGTGCAGGTGGAGGCCCAGGGTTGACAGCGTGCCGATGGCTGCTCCCCGCCCATGCTGGAAGTGCAGGAAGGCCGCACGTAACGGCGCCTGTGCTGCCCACCCCCACCTAACCAAGCCAGCCTGGAAGCGCCCCGAGGCCACCACCACGGCACGTGGCTACGGCCATAGCTGGCGGGTGCTGAGGCAGACAGTCCTGCGTCGTGATCCTGACTGTCGCATCTGCTTCCACGCACCTAGCACGCAGGTGGATCACGTGCGACCGAAGCATCTCGGCGGGTCGGATGACCTGTCGAATTTGATGGGGATTTGTCCTAGCTGTCATGCCAGAAAGAGCTCTAGCGAAGGCGGTCGGGCGCATGCCTAGGTCGTGCAGTGTAGAAGGCTGCGACCGCGCTGCTAGGGCTCTCGGTTGGTGCAACATGCACTACCTCCGAGTGTGGGACGGTGGGGACCTCGGGCCTGCGGTGTCGGCGTACGTAGCGCGCGCTAGCTACGATCGCTGTACGGCTGAAGGTTGCAAGGTCGCCCCACGCAGCAGAACATCACCCTACTGCGAAAAGCACTATTACCGCCTTCGCCGCACAGGAACGCTTGAGACAGCGAACGCCTCCGGACCTTTCGAGGCATGCGCCTATTGTGGTGGCGAGTCTCATGGTCGCCAGTTTTGTGGTGGAAAATGCGCAGCTAGGTTCAAGCGCGGCTGCCCACGAACAGTCTCATGCCAAGTGTGCGAGGTGGAATTCGAGCCAATAAATGGCGCTACCACGTGCTCGGTGGCATGCGGCGCAGTGCGCGATCGCGAGGCGTTCCGCTCATGGCGTCAGAAGGCGCTAACTGATCCTGAATACCGTATTCGCTACAACGCTCGCATGTTCGCTGCTTACCACAAGCGCAGGCAGGTCATCGACGCGGCTGTTGAGCGCATCTCCTACGTGGAGGTGTTTGAGCGTGACGGCTGGGGGTGCCAGCTATGCGGCCAACCAGTGGACCGCTCAGTAGCTTGGCCTCACCCTCTGTTTCCCTCGCTCGATCACATCGTTCCGCTGTCTAAGGGCGGTCGTCACGAGATCGGGAACGTTCAACTTGCGCATCTTCGATGCAATCTATCGAAGGGGGATAGCCCCCTCGGATCTTCAAAGGCTACAGCGCATGACCGCTTGCCGCATCCACGCATTCGTCGCCAAGTTTCGGCCCGGGGGGCCCATGGGTAGGCGCGGGCCTGCCCCGAAGCCCACGGCTGCCAAGGTGCTGCAGGGCACGTTCCGTGCCGATCGCGCACCAGAGAACGAGCCGAAACCTACGCCCGCCGTAGATCCGGCGTGCCCTAGCTACCTAAGTGGCCCTGCGCGCTCCGAATGGCGCCGTTTGTCGCGGGAACTGGCTCGGTTGGGCCTCTTGACGGTCGCCGACGTTGCGCTGCTCGCGTCCTACTGCGCGGCATACGGCGCGTTCGTCGAAGCGACCAAGGCGCTGCGTGAAGGCGGGCTAACTCACGAGACGACGATGGGTGTCTACCCCAGGGCCGAGATCAAAATTCAGCGCGATGCCGCCGCCCAAATGCGCACATTGGGGGCGGAATTGGGTCTTTCACCGGCCGCACGGACTCGCATCAACGTCAGGACCACGGAAAACCAGGATGACCAGGCGTCGCAAGACTTCGGCGACTAAGGGTGGTGAGCGTGGCTTCTGGTTCGACGAAGAAGCGGCCTCGAAAGGAGATCGGTTCTTTCGCAGGTATTTGCGCCACTTCGAGGGGGAGTGGGCAGGCCAGGCCTTCGCTCCGCTCGAATGGCAGCGCGACCGCATCCTTCGACCGCTTTTCGGGTGGAAAAGGCCCGATGGTACTCGTCGATACCGCTCCGTCTACTGCGAAATCGCCAAAAAGAACGGGAAATCCGGCTTGTGCGCCGGCCTCGGCCTGTACTTCCTCACGGCCGACGGGGAAGCCGGAGCCGAAGTCTACTCCGCTGCGGCTGACCGAGACCAGGCGCGAATCGTGTTCGACGTCGCCCGCAAGATGGCCGAGGCGTCCCCGGAGATCAGCAAGCGCGTCAAGGTCTACCGGAGCGCCATCGCTGGGCCCAGGAACTCCGTTTACCGGGTCTTATCGGCCGATGCGCCCACAAAGCACGGCCTCAAACCTCATGCCGTCATTTTCGACGAGCTGCACGCGCAGCCAAATCGGGAGCTATGGGACGCGCTCCGTAAGGGCGTTGTGGCACGGAGGCAGCCGGTCGTGATTGCTATCACGAATAGCGGCTTCGATAGGCAGTCGATTTGCTGGGAACGGCATGTGTATGCCGAACAGGTGCGCGACGGCCTCGTTCCGGATGATTCTCACCTCCCGATCCTGTACAACACCCCCACCGACGCGGACCCGTTTGATGAGGCGCTGTGGGCGCAGGCAAACCCGGCGCTCGGATCGATCATCAAGCTCGACAACCTCCGCATTGAGGCGATGGAGGCGAGGCAGTCTCCGGCCACGCTGAACACGTTTAGGCGGCTGAACCTGTCGCAATGGACGGAATCGGAGTCGCGGTGGCTCGACATGGACCTCTGGCGCGAGTGTGGGGGCGCGATCAAGGAATCCGACCTAGAGGGCCGGGAGTGTTTCGCCGGGCTCGACCTTTCCACCACGACGGACCTGAGCGCGTTCGTGCTTGTCTTTCCGCCAAAAGCAGATGGAGAGCGCTGGAACGTGCTGTGTCGGTTCTGGTGTCCAGCCGAGGGCATCGCGGCCAGGTCAAGGCGTGACCGCGTTTCCTACGACGTGTGGTCTAACGCGGGCTGGATCGAGGCCACCGAGGGCAACGTAGTCGATTATGACGTGATTCGAGCGCGGATCAATGAACTGAGCCAGCGTTTCCGTATCCGCGAGATCGGCGTTGACCGTTGGAACGCCACGCAGTTGAAAACGCAGCTCATGGGAGACGGCCTAGACATCGTTGATTTCGGTCAGGGCTTCGGCGCTATGAGTGGACCGTCGAAAGAATTCCTCAAGATTTACTCCTCGAAGATGCTCTGCCACGGCGATAACCCGGTGCTTACGTGGATGGCGTCGAACGTCATGGCCGAAATGAACGCCGCCGGCGATGTGAAGCCGAGCAAGGGCCGGTCTAGGGAACGTATCGACGGTATCCCGGCGGTCGTGATGGCCATCGGCCGCGCGACCGTTCAGGAAGACTCCGGCTTCTACGTCAACAGCGGTGTGGCATGAGCCGCATGCGCGCCGAGTGGCTGTTGCCGTATCGCATGGGCGACGAAAACAGCGCCATCTTTCCCTGGGGAGACGACAAGAGACAGCCGTTGTGCCTCGTTGAGATCGAGGACTTAGTGCCGAAGCCGGAGCGAGATCCCGCGCGTCTGATCGGTCGGATTCCTGTCGCCGTCGATATCAACGCCAGGCCGATTCAGAAACCTAAGCCGGATGCTGCTCCGGTTAGGCCGGAGCGTCGGCGCCCAACACGTCCGGCGCAACCGCCGGAAAAGTTGCGATACGCCCGCCCGGCTGTCGCGCACGCCAAATACGACGGAGACGGCCCGGAAATCAATTTGCTCTGGCTGTACTCGCTGCGCTCCGATTGTTTCTTTTCTAACGCAGTGCGCGCGCTGTCGCTGCGCGATGTTATGACTTGGGCATCGGCCGGATGGGATGGGACGTGGCTCACATGACCCTCCTCGCCCGCCTCGCTGCCGCGTTCTCCGCGCTCCGCGCCGGCTGGATGACTCCGTTTACGCATTCCACCGACCCGGACGAGCCTTCACAGCGTCAGTTCCTGCTCGGCTACGGGTTCGACTCGGCCGAAACAGCGATGCAGGTTTCGGCGCTGTCTGCGTGTGTGCGGTTGATTTCGGGTAGCACCGCCAAGCTGCCGTTTCCGGCCTATCGGCGCGTCGGGGAGGAGGGCCGCAAGCGTGACCGGGACCACCCGGTTGATCGCCTCCTAAACCATCGCCCGAACCGCTGGCAAACGGCGTTCGAGTTCCGCCGCATGCTGACCGCGCACGTTGCGCTACACGGCAACGGGGTTGCGCTCAAGAAGCGTGTCGGCGCCGAGATTACCGACTTGGTTCCGTGGAATCCGTCCCAGGTGACGATGCGGCAGGAGGAAACCGGCCAGCCGCCCACCTACGAGCTGCGCGACAAGAACGGGAAGGGCCGCGTCTACCCCGCGAGCGACATTCTTCACCTGCGCGACCTGACCCTTGACGGTGTCATCGGTCTATCACGTATTGAGCAGGCGCGTCAGGGGATCGCGCTATCCATGGCGGCGGAGCAGTTCGGCACGTCCTACTTCGCCAACGGTGCGGAAATCGGCCTTGCGATCACGGCGGACAAGTTCACGCCTGCTCAGATCAAAGAATTGGGCGAGTCCATCGACCAGCGCCACGGCGGACCGCGCAAGGCGCACAAGCCGCTAATCGTCGGCGGTACCGGGACCAAGATTCAGCAACTCGCGTCGAGCAACAAAGACTCGCAGATGCTGGAGCTACGGTCCTTCCAGGTCGAGGACATCGCGCGGCTCTACGGCGTGCCGGCGCATCTCATCGGCTTGACTGAGAAACAGACCAGTTATGGCACGGGTGTGGAGCACATGGCGCTTGGTTTCCTGCAATTCAGCCTGCTTGACTGGCTGGTGATGTGGGAAACGGCCGTTGCGCGCGACCTGCTCGTGGAGACCGTGGACCGCAACATATTCGTGGAGCACATGGTAGACGGCCTACTCCGCGCCGACTTCCAGACGCGCATGAACGGGTACGCGCAGGCGATCACGAACGGCGTGCTCAACCCGAACGAAGCGCGCAAGAAAGAGAATTTGCCGCCGTACGAGGGCGGCGACGAGTTCTGGCGCCCCTCGAACATGTCGAAAGCGACTGATCCGACCGTTACACCGGCCGAGGAGCGCGGCCCCAGGACGTTGCCTAGCGCGCGTCCCGAGCACGTGTGGCGCTCAGGGTTCAAGAAGGCCCTACGCATCGTTGGCGAACGAGAGGTGGCGTGATGGACACCAAGCTAGAAATCGACGTTGCGGCCGTACAGCCCCGCCTCATGTGCTCACAGGCGCGGATGCTGTCGCTGAACGAGGAGACGCGCCAGGTCCGCCACGTCATTTCCACTTCCACGATGGATCGCAGTAACCGAATCGTGGAGGTTACGGGCTGGAAGCTGGCTAACTTCCGCGATAACCCGATCGTCTTCGCGGACCACGACTACGAGCTTGAGAAGGTCATCGGGAAAGCGATTGACGCCAAGATCGAAGGCGACTTGCTCGTCAGCACAACCGAGTTCGGGACCGAGGGCTTGGCCAATGTCGCGTTCCGTCTCGTGCAGGCCGGGCTGGTACGTGCGTGGTCCGTGGGTTGGCGCGGACTGAAAGCGCACTACATCGGCGAGATGGAGGACTGCGAGACCTGCAACGCGGCTAAGAAGCGGGTCAAGTACGGCGCTCACTTCGTTTCGCAGGAGTTGCTTGAGTACTCGCTCGTCACGATCCCGGCCAATCCTGATGCGGTGATGGGACTGCAGACCGCGGGCCTCGTGAAGAAGGCCGAGGCGGAGGAGTGGGTGGAGGCGTTCAAGGCGTCGGAGCAGGAAGCCGAGCGCGGCGGAAAGGAATGGGCGGAGACGTTCCTTATGGGCGCCTATGCAGATCGTCGCGGGCTTAGAAAGTTGGCGCGCAAGATTGCCGCCGCTGAGGCTGAGCCCGAGACGGAGCCCGGTCCCGACCCGACCGAAACCATCGTCCCCGCTCGTTCTACCGCGTTCCTGGTTGCAGCGCAGAACCTAGCGCGCGATACGGGCCGCACGGCCAACGTCATGCGTGCTACGGCGCGCGTGAAGGGCTTGCTCACTGCATCGGAGGTTTCGACTGAGTAGTTAGCGGAGCGGCGAGCCGGTGCCACCCCACCCAGGGGAGTGCCAGGCGGCGCCGCTGTTTCGAAAAACAGAAGCCGAGCACATCGCGAGGCGATCCGGTGGGACCCCGAGTGGCCTGCCAGGAGGAGATAGCGATGGAACAGAAGACGACTGACGCGATGCGCGCGGCTGGCAAGACGCAAGCCGATCCCGCGCTCACCGCAA